TTGTCCATGAAGCGAAGATCGATGTCATTCAGACACCTCAGTTAGTAGATAAGATCAAAGAGGATATGAAAGGCGTCATGGAGCGCTTTATGTCAGTAGGCTTGATGAAAAGCCTTAATGGCATGATCGTGTTGGATGCTGAAGAAAAGTACGAATCAAAAACGTATAGCTTTGGCGGTTTGCCTGACATGATGCGTGAATTCTCGATTCAGACAGCTGGCGCGGCAGATATCCCTTATACGATTCTGTTTGGCCAATCACCTGCAGGGATGAATGCCACTGGTGAGCATGATACTCGTAATTATTACGATACGATTGCAACCAAGCAGGAATGGCATGTTAAGCCTGTTCTGATGAAGTTCCT